AGCTTGCAATGACTGTACATAAGTGCTGTAGAAGTTGTTATCAGCAACAATCAAGTCAGCTTTGTCTGTTCCACGAACTAATTGAATAGATGTAGAATTCATCTTAGCCAAGATGTTTGATGTAGTGATAGCTGTGCCAGTTGTTGCCACATTGCGCCAAAATTCCCAGTTAGCACGATTAATACCACCGTATGTGCCTGTTGAAGGAGTAGAAGAAACAGCAGCAGCCAAACCATCAAGGTTCTTACCACCGTTGCCAGTACCATCAAGGTACAAGTCACCAGAAATACGATTTAGCAAACGAGCTTCAGAAACTTGCATACGACCATCTAACAAGTCGATGATTGCTTCTTTGCTTGAGTTTTGTAACATTTCCAAACCAGACATAGTAACTGCGTCTGCGTACTGTGAAATCTTGTACTGAGCAGCAGAAATAGGGCTGTCTGGAGCAATATTCAATACTTCGTAACCGCTATATGAATTAGCGTTGTTAGTATTTGGGTCGTTGTACATGATTTCTTCCAAAATCACGTTACCACCTGAAAATGGGCGTACATTGCCCTTTTGTTGTAAACGCTGAAGAATTGCGTTGTTTTGTGTTAAGTTGTCTGCCAATTCACCGCTACGACTTTGAATGGTTGTAGCGATAATATCGGTAATTGCGCTATTAGCAAATGCCATGATATTTCCTTTAAAAAAATGTGTCCAAAATTAGACTAAGTTAAACCCTGCCACTCAATGCGCCTGAATTTAATTGGTCGGCAATAATTGAGCGTCTATCCTTCTTATCTGTACCGTTTGACACTTGTCCGCTAGGAGTAACGGAGCGTGGACTAACAGCAGCAGCCTTAGCTTTAGCTACCTGATTCGCCTTTGAAGATTGTTGCTTTGCACCAGAGATGAGTTTCTCTTGTTCTAAAGCCCATGCTTCATCGTTAATACGAACAGCCAGCTTATAAGCCGTTTTCAGGTCTTGGGCCTTCCCTAGCTCAAGGAGTTGAGCCATTTCTTCCCTTACCAATTCAAAGTGCGGTGCATTACCACCACTCTTAAAACTTTCAATCTCTCCCATTAGGCGATTATTCTCCTCTTGGGCAAATCTACTCTTTATTACACTTACCTCTTGATTTACCGATTGTAATTGGCTCATCAATTGTTGGGCATAAGGGTCAAGTTGTTGAACCTGTCCCATATTGTTTAATTGTATACCATAATCGCTTGCAAGCTTTTGAAACATTTGAACTTTTTGCTCTTGGGGTGCGCTTGATAACACCATGTGCGCCCGACCTAGGTTATTAATCCAAGTAGCAGGATTGATGCCTTGTTTTTGCAATTCAGGAACAAAAGGAATAATTGCCTCTTTTAGCTGCTTGGCTTCATCTGCCTCTGCTTTATAGGTGCTTACGCCACGCTGGTATTCAGATTCACGCTGATTGGCATATTGGGCAAATTTAACAAAGTCATCTCTGTTAATCTGCTCGCCTTTCTCCATTTTGTCCCAAATTTCCTTGTATTCCTTCTTCCAAGTAGTAGGGCGCTTGTAGGTTACTTGTTCCTCTGTATCCGTTTCTGACGCTCTAATTTCAGGTTCAAAAGCCTTACTATCCGATTGTTCTTCTTGTTTAGTAAATTGCCCTTTCTCATTGCGAGCTTTCTCTTGAGCAGATTCTTCGGAAATATCATCTTGAGCAACTTCAATTTTTACCTCCTCTGGTGCTTCCAAAGAACCTTCTTCAGCTTGTTCCATTGCAGCTTCTAACATTGACCTACGGTCTAATTCTTCTGACATATTTGCTCCTATCGGTAGTTAAGTTTGTTATATGCCAATTCAGCTATTTGGCGTTTTCTTGCTTCATTGGATTTACAATTAATTTCAATGGGTTTATGTTGCTGCGGCACATCATTACCAAGTTCAATCATGCGATGCTGTTTGAGGTGGCTACGGTGCTTAGAACGGCTATCAATCCATGAGCCGTCTACCTGGCTAACATAACCATCAATGTCAGATTGCACCATTGGCGCTTCTTTATAGGTCATTTCTTGTTTTTCTTTCCAAGCTTGTTCAGCTTCTGGGCTACCAAGGGTATATCCCCAAAACTCTAAATAATGGTCTTTATCAGACTTTTTAGCTTGTACATGATTTCCTTCGGAATAACCGCATTTTGGGCAAAGCATTACATTCTCCCTATAAGTTCAGGTATTTTGTGTAATTCATCTTCTTCTACTGTGACTACTGAGTCGTACCAAGAGCCATGCTTCCAACGCCAGCATTTAAACTCTTTTTTAGGCATGATACAGACGGTTTTGACACCCAAAGCACCAGCTAGATGTGCTATGCCTGTATCAACCGTTACAAGCCCTTTACAGGCTTTTAAATGGCTTGCAGTTTTGTTCCAATCCTCTTTCCAACCATCATCAGGCAAAGGTGACCAAAACCTATCTTCTTGGGGATTAAATGAATAAGCATCAGTTCCTACCAATTCAAGCATAGTTTCAGGTCGCATTGTGCGAACATAATGTAAAAGACCCTTAGAAGTAGCCCAATTTACTGCTAGTTTTTTAGGAATATTGCTAGGCAAAGCATCTAAATAGCCTTCTGAACCTACTATCTTTTTGGTTGTCATTGGAAATAACGCCCTTGCATACGCTGGCGCTAGGCTAATGTAATAAGGTAGGGAAATTATGCCAATCCAGTAGTCTGACTCAGTAGCAATGCCTTCTTCTGGCATATTGCTAAAGACATCAACGCATTCCATTTGACCAAATAAACGATGTAATGAGCCGTTTTGCAATAGCACTACAGATTTAGCGCCCATAACCTTTAAAAAAGGCAGGAATCGAGCATATTGAATAATGTCACCAAAACCTTGCTCTGCAAGGACAGTAATGGTTTTCCCTAATAGGCTTTCACCTCTCCAAACAGGCATTTTTAATGGCTGAGTATAAGGTTGAGCTTGGTTTGCCATCACCTCAGAGTGCCAACGATACTCAAATAATCTAAATCCTTGTTCTAATCTGCCAGCATGAAGGTGTTCGTAGGCTAACTTGTATTGTTGGTGTGGATTTAAAGTAGTAGTAATAACGCTTCCTCATCGTCTAATTCTGCTAGGCGTTTAGCTTCTAAGATAGCCATTTCGGTTTGTATCCGAACTAGCTCTTGTCTAAGCATTACGCCATGCAAAAGTTCTTGTTGTTGTTTAACAAGGTTAGCGATGGTATTGTCTAATGCAGTTATCTCAGACGGTATATCTTCGCTAACTTCTTGATTGGATTGTACTTTATTTTTCTTTTGCTTGTTTTTAGGAGTTGGGTCTACCAATTCCTTAATAGCAGATTTGCGGTCAGCTTGAGCCTTACGATAAGCATTTAAACGCTGCTTTTCTAATTTAGCTATCTTTGCTTGTAATTTTCTAGCTCTTTCAATTTCTTTACGAGTAAAGCCGTCATGGGTATCGCCTGTTACAGGTACGCCAACAAAGCCTTCAATGCTTGCTGTGTCGTTGCTATCTGTAGCTGAAATAGTGCCTGTGGCTGGTACAAGGACATTGCCTGTAATATTGGCTGTATCGTTGCTATCCGTTGCCGAAATAGTCCCTGTAACAATAGGATTAGCTACCGTACCTGTAAGGGTGGCAGTATCGTTACTATCGGTTACATTAATCGTTCCTGTAATTGCAGGAAGTTGTATATCCGATATAGGATTAGTTGAGAACGGGGTAAAACCTAGCATTAGCTACTCCATACCTCTGTTGGTTCTGTAGGAAATACTGAGTCAAATTTAGGGTTAAGCACAATAGCTCTAACGGCAGAGCGATATTCTAAAAATGCTTGACGATTAGTAAGGTAAGGGTTTGATTCAGCAGGGTCAGCAACAGAAGCAATAGCTGTCCAATCGGTGTCAGATAAAATTTGTTTGCCTTTAGCTTTGTTATTGGCGGCTAATTCTGCATTCTTAGCGGCAATCTGCTCTGCATCCATATCTACAACAATAAACGATGTGTACCATGCGCCATCTTGCTCAATTACTGGGCCATTGATGACATATTGGTATGTACCGCAAGTAGGATATGGGCCATCTAACACTACATCCGCACCAAACTCATTAAGAGTTTCTACAGGAATAGGATTAGGAAAAGATGTTTCAGGGAAGGTTTGTTCCCATTGTGGAAGGTACATAACCTCACCAGTATCACGAACTCGAACTAACATAATTTGTCCTATGCAATAGCTAAAAATGACCATCCGTCTTTTTGGTATTTGCATTTCCAATAGACAGTAGGTTTCGGTATATTTAATGCTTTGGATGCTTCAATACCGCTTAAAAACATCCCAAATGGGGTTTGTACAGCTCTTGCTCTGTAATGCTTTGAACCACTTGTTGCTTCGCTTAGTTTAGCTTTTGCTTCTAATGTGTGCATTACATTATTTTTACCTAAAGACCAAGGATGTGCTTTTCCTGTCATAGATTGTGACATTTTTAATCTTGTTTCGGCACTCTTTGGTTTTCCTTTATTGGCATCGCTAAAATTTTTACTATTTGTAGCACAATAAACATTGCCTAAAACATAAGCACCTTTATCGTCTTTTCTACACATACAGTATTTATCTTTACCAACACCACGCAATTCCCATTTGCCTGTTTCAATCCACCAATTTTTCCATTCCTCAAATGTAAACAAAAACTCAACTTTTCTTTTAGCTGAATTGCTTTTGTGCCATTTGTAGGCGGTTTTAAATTTATCTATCATGCTATGGCAAGGAAAATGTAGCTGGCAGCGTTTGTATTAATATCAGCAAGCACTAAACCATTAACTGTAAATCCACCAGTTGTTGTTGTTACAGAGCCTAAAGTAGCTACTTCTGTTGCGGTATTATTTAATTGTAAATAAGGGCTTGTAAAAGCAGTCATACCTCTAGCAGTATCGTATACATACCAACTACCACTAGCATCTGTACGCTTAATTAATACAAATCTAGCCCCACCAGTAAATCCACATGAAATAGCTTGTGTAGTTCCGTTGCCTGTGTAAGAACCTACTTTAGATACTCCAGCACAAGTTGCAAATAAGTAAGCTACAAAAGGATTGCCTGATTCATTAACTGATGCGTCAGTGCCAATTGAAAAAACAGAGCTAGTTGGAGTTGTGTTGTTCCAATATGATTGTGTACTTGCTGCACTTGTAAAGTTTAAAATTAATGCTTGTGTATTTCCTAATGGCGCAGCATATACTCGCCATTGATAACCATTTGGAGTTCTTTCTTTAACAATTAATAATTCAGGAGCAACACCAAGGTTATGCGCTTGTGTTGTTGCACTTCCAGTTCCTGTATAACAAACCTCATCAAAGAATCCTGGTCTGCGAGAGAACATCCAATTAACATAGGTTTCACTAGAATTATTATAAATTGTATTGTAGGTATAAACACCATTTTGAGTTAATTCATATACACCGCTTGCAGTTCCAGAAGCTGCTGCTGCTGTTGAGCTTGGTCTTATGTATTCAAAGTTAGTGTTAGCACCTCTTAATCTGTCAATAAATGGTGCAGTATCTTCAGTAGTTTTAGTTCTTGGGTCTGTAATGTTTAAATCTACAACAAATCCAGCATTTACAGTTACAGAAGAATCTGTACCAGCTCTAGCTACAGGCTTAAACACAGTAGTAGCATCTGTAGGCACTTTCATTGGTCTACGGATTGCTAAATAAACAAAAGTATCGCCACTTGTAAATAATCCGTTTGTCCCAGTTTTAAACCCTGTAGAAGTAGGTAAAAAATAACTTGGATTTGTATTTAAAGCTGATTCAGTACCGCTATTCCAAGGTCTTAATAAAGATAATTGAGTATTACCCCATCCACGCATTATGTCTGAAGTATTTGCGCCTTCAGGCGTACTTCTGCACCAAGTTATTACAAATTGAGGTTCATATCCTAAATTAACATCACATCCACCGCTACTATTGCCTACAAAAGAACCGCAAGTAATTACATTATCTGTTCCAGTTAAACCAAAGCCACCAGCGTTAGAAGCAAATAAATAAGCTACATAAGTACCGCCTGAAGCGTTTGAATTAACATTAGTACCAACAGAAAAAACTGTGCTTGTAGGTGCTGTGCTATTCCACATGGTGCTATCAGATATTTGTGCATCACCTGTATTTAATTTTAAGTAATAATTTGCAGAAGTTAAACCACTATGATAAGTAGGCCAATCTCCTGTTGAGTCCGTCCTTTTAACAATAACCATTCCTGGTGCAGAGCCAAGATTATGAGGTATTGTTGTTGCTGAACCTGTACCAGTATAAGTAACTACATCAAAGAATTTAGGTTGTTTACGGAATGTCCAAGAGCAATAGTTATTAGTTAAATAATTAGTGTAAGGAACGGCAGTATTATTCGGAACATTAAAACCATTAGAAGTAAATGTTAATGCATCAGCACCCCAATTTTGTTCTTGAGTTGTTTGATTTGAAATTAAGTATTTTCCTGTTCCTCTTACAGAATCAGTTAAAACATTAGGCCATGTAGCTGTTCTATCTTTAATCCAAACTAAACCACCTTTACCAGCAAGGTCTATGCCGTTATTAATTACTTTGTTTGTGCCATTAGCTGTATATAAATAGGTACTAAATACATCTTCAATGTAATTAGCGGCAGCAGAAGGCTGACTTCCTGTTTTACTAGCAGCACTAAACATTAATAGTTCAATCCAAAAGAGTTGCCGTAGGTATTTGTGCCATCTTGGAAGAAAGTAAAGATGTCATATTTACCGCTTGCGGATGATGCTGTAGGTGCTGTGCCACCAGGCCATTTAATCGTAGAGCCACCAGCCCAAGTCAATGTATAAGC